TGACAGCAACGGAGAGGGCGCGAATGCGCGAGGAGATGCGCCGCGAGGAGCGCAGGCGGCTCGCCGTCGACACGGCCGCCGTGATGGGCGGCTTCGCCACGCTGGTGGCGCTGTTCTGGGTGCTGGCGCTCTGATGCGGTACGTGTTCGAGGTCCCGGGCGTCCTGCCGACGCTCAACGAGTACGTGAACTGCGAGCGAGCAAACCGCTACGCCGCGGCGAGCCTCAAGAAGAGCGTGCAGGGCCGCATACGCGAGTGCCTGGTGCGCGCCCCCGAGTTCAAGGGGCATGTGACGGTGGAGATCACCTGGATCCGCCCGAACGCGCGCAGCGACAAGGACAACGTGGCGTTCGCCAAGAAGTTCATCTTGGACGCGCTGCAAGAGGCGGGCGTGATCAAGAAGGACAGCTGGAAGCTCTGCACCCCATACGACGTGGGGTTCATGGTGAACAGGCAGCGCCCGCGCACCGTGGTGTGCGTAGAGGGCGATGCATGAGCTGTGAGTGGACGACAAGCGAGCTTGCGTACCTGCGGGAAGCTGCGGGCAGGGTGCCCCTGCGCGAGATCCAGCTGCACCTGCGCCGAAGCGCCGAGAGCGTGCGCAAGCAGGCGCAGAGTCAGGGGCTCTCCCTGCGGGTGCCCGCATGGCGGATGGAGTGGTGCGACGAGTGCGCCACCTGGCGGATGCGGCTGCGTAAGAACGGGCGCTGCGGCGTGTGCCAGCTGCGGGCGAACATCCAGCGGGAAGAAGAGCGGATAGCCGAAGCGCTCCGCTCTCTGCCGATGGAGCGCCGTTTGGCGTTCGAGAGGGGCGAGGCGAAGAAAGGCCGCCAGAAGGCAAGCGCCCCGCCGCCCGTGAAGCGGGTGCCGTCCGACGCCACGCAATACGAGCGCAGCCGTGCGGAGCAGGAGTACCTCGCCGCCATGGAGCGGTGGCAGGCCGAGCGGCTGCAGCTGCGCTACGACGCGGCGAAGCAGCGGCTCAAGGACATAAAGGCAATAGGAAGGAAGGGGAAGTGATGGAGTTGGTCAATCAGCTTGCGGGGATTGCCATAGACCTGGCGGTTGTCTGGCTTGCCTGGGAGAACCTACAGAAGGGCAAGGCTCTGCGCGAGCTGCAGCGCGAGGTCGAAGATCTCCGCTCCGTGGTCGAGCAGGAAGCCGAGCGCGGAGATTCCGAGGCCAGCCGCCTCTATTAGCAGCCTTCGCCTGTCCCTCTTGGCTTGCTCGGTGCGATCGACGTCCATATGTTTCGGCGCTCTTTTCATGCGCCGTATGTTCGTTCAAAGGTCACACAGAGCGAAACAATGCATCTATGCAGGTCAGACACTAAAAAGGATTCAACAACAGGGAAGCAAGCGGTCGTTCGTTTCCCTGCATCACCGAAAAACCATAAGCCCAGTACATGGAAGGAAAAGTATGCAACTGAAGGAAATCAGCCTGGAGGACGTGTTCCCCAGCGAGAGCAACCCGCGCCAGGACTTCGGCGACATCGAGGCGTTCGCGGACAGCTTCGAGAACGGCCAGCCAAACATCCCCATCATCGTGGCGCAGGAGGGAGGCATCTACTCCATCGTGGACGGCGAGCGCCGCTACCGCGCCATGAAGGTTTTGGGAACAAAGCGCACCAACGCACTGGTGTGCGAGAGCCAGTCTGACGCAGACACGATGGTGGCGATGGTCGCCGCCGACAACAAGAAGCAGCTCACGCCTGTGGAGCTGTCCCGCGGCATCCAGCAGGCTCTCCACTTCGCGGACGTTGAGCGCGTCGAGAAGGTTTCGGGGCGCAAGAGCCTGGGGCGCGTGAAGCGCGCACGGGCGAAGGTCCAGGACGCCGCCGACGACATGAGCCTTGACAGGCTCCTCGCCATCGACGAGCTGAGCTTCAGCCGCGCCGCGGTCGACCAGCTGACCAACTGCCGAGAGGCTGAGTGGAGGCGCGTCTACGACCGCATCAAGCAGGACCTGGAGACGGAGCGCAGGACCCAGGAGCTCGACGACGAGCTGGAGGCGGCGGGCATCGCGAAGGCCATGCGGATGCCGGACGGCGACTGGGGGTACTTCGCCCAATGCGGGCAGGGCGACGCGCAGAAGCTGGTCGAGCGCGCCGACGGCGCGGAGCTGGTCGCGGTCGGCACGGGACTGTACCGCAGCGTGTACCGCAGGACCGACGAGCAGGTGAGCCGCGCCGAGGACGAGCGCCGCAAGCGCATCGACGAGGTGGGGCGCGCACTGAAGGAATCCGAGCAGCGCCGCGCCAAGTGGCTGGGCGAGCTGGTGAACGGCGTGGACGACGACAAGGCTGGGAGCATCCGCTTCGCGAGCAGCAGCGTCGTGCGCCTGTGCGCCGAGCGCTTCGAGGAGCGCTTCGGCCACGAGGTCGAGCGATTCGACGAGATGTGCGGCACCAATGCCGGCAAGTGCATCAACGAGCTGACGGTGGCGCTTGGGCTTCCCGGCACGCCCGACGCGCGGAGCCTGGTGGACGGCAAGCCGCCGCTGTACCGGGAGACGATGGCGAAGCAGGGCAAGGCGCTGTTCGCCGCGATGCTCGCCGACGGCTACGAGCCCGAGGGCGAGGAGGAGGCCGAGCTGTTCAGGCTCATGGAGAAGATGGAGGTGGAGTAATGGCAGAGCAGGAGGAAGCCCAGGTAATCGATACCGAGCTTGCTGTTGTGAAGGTCGATCAGCAGAAGGTGACCGACCTCATCATCGAGATGGATGCCGAGATCAGGAAGTGCAACGCCGTGGTGGCGGAGTTTGCGGGCTCGACCCTGGTGGACGCGTCGACCGACGACGTGAAGCGGCTCAGCCAGGACCTCAGCCGCCACTACAGGGACGCGGACGAGGCGCGCAAGCGGTTCAAGCGAGAGTGGCAGGAGCCGCAGAAGGCGGTGGAGGAGGCATTCAAGGAGGCGCTCGCCCCCATGAAGGAGCTCGTCGACGCCTACAAGGGCGAGCTCGACGCGCGCAACGCGCAGAAGCGCCAGGAGCGATACGAGCTGATGTGCGAGTTCTACGAGGCCGATGCGCCCGCGCTGGCCGAGCTGGTGCCGATCGAGCGTTTCGGGATAGTCCGAGACAAGATCAGCGTTGCAAAGTCGTGGAGCCTGGTCAAGGAGCAGGAGAAGCTCCACGCGCTGCTCGTCCAGGCGCTCAACGACTGGGCGGCGCTCAAGACGGGCCACCTCGCCTTCGAGAAGGAGGCTGAGGCGGAGTTCTTCCGCACCTTGAGCCTGCAGGCGGCGCTGAACCTCAACGCGATGCGCGAGGAGGAGCAGGTGCGGATCGACCAGCTCAACGCCGAGATGGGTATAGCCCCCGAGCCAGAGCCTGAGCCAGAGCCTGAGCCGATTCCCGAGCCAGAGCCGCAGCCCGAGCCTGAGCGGGCGGCGGCGCAGCCGTCGGAGCCGGCTGGGCGCTACTGCATCGTCTGCGACATGACCCCCGCCCAGAAGCACGGGCTGCTCGGCTACATGCGGGCGGCGGGCATACACGGGCACATCAACACCATCAGGAAGGAGAACGCAAATGGGTAACGCGATAGTTCAGGCCCAGCCTCAGCTCACATTGGCGGAGCAGATGCAGTACGCGAACACGATCAGCAAGGGGTCCCTGGTGCCGAAGGCGTACCAGGGGTCGCCTGCCAACATCCTGATCGCGATGGACTTCGGGCGCTCGATGGGGCTTTCCCCGGCAGAGTCGCTGTACCGCATCACGGTGATCAACGGGAAGCCGACTGCGAGCGCGGAGCTGATCGCGGCCAATGTCCGCAGGGCAGGGCACAAGCTGCGCGTCAAGAAGGACGAGCAGGCGAGGAAGGCCACGGTCGAGATCGTGCGCGCGGACGACCCCGACTACACCTTCAGCGTGACATGGGACATGGCCAAGGCGCAGCAGGCTCAGCTCAGCGGCAAGGAGAACTGGAAGAAGTACCCCATGGCCATGCTCACCGCGCGAGCCATCACGGAGTGCGCCCGAGACGCATGCCCCGAGGCGCTCTACGGAGTGGTCTACACGGGCGAGGAGATGGAGGGCGGCTTCGGCTCAGGCCCCGACGGCTACCAGGTGGAGGTGCTCAACGATCAGCCTACGCAGCCCACGCAGCCGCAGCAGACGAAGGCGCAGTACCAGGCTGGGATCCAGCTCGGCGAGTGGCAGAGCCGCGCAGGCGCCGCCATGCGGCGCGCCAACGCGCTCGGCTTCCAGATCTCCGAGATAAAGGCCCAGGCACGCGAGGAGTACGGCGTCGACATCGCCGACATGGACGTGCCGCAGCTCCAGGCGTTCTGCTCGGAGCTGGAGGGCACCTTGGCGGCGTTCGAGGCGGCGGAATGACGGCGGTCGACGGGCTCCGCCCGGTCGAGGAGCTGCCGAGGCGCAACCTCGGGGCGAAGAAGGCCCGCATCCAGATGATGCTCTCGTCCTTCATCGAGAGCGGCGAGGACCTGTGCGAGGTCGTGATGGACTCGACGGGCAAGCCGCTGGAGGAGGAGCGCATCGAGCCGCTCCGCGGGTACATGTACAAGATCATCGCGGACGGTGGGCTGCCGGTGCGCACCCTCGTCCGCAAGGACGCAGACGGTAGGCGCAGGCTCTACCTCGGAAAGGCGGGCAAATGAGTGATCCCGCCGAACGCTGGCGCTGGGTTCCTGGTTACGAGGGTCTGTACCTGGTTAGCAATATGGGGCGGGTTATGAGTGCTCCGAAGCGCACGCATTACGGGCATTTCATGGCTCTCAGCGAAAAGAAGACCGGTTATGTGCATGTCTGTTTGTCAAGGGACGGCGAAAAACGAAGCGTATCGGTTCATAGGCTTGTCGCTTCAGCGTTCCTGCCAAATCCTGCCTCGAAGCCGGAAGTCAACCATATAAACGGCGACAGAAGCGACAATCGCGTTGAAAACCTCGAATGGGCTACCAGATCGGAAAACGAGATCCACGCATTCAGGGTTTTGGGGAAGAAGCCGAACGCACCATGGCGCGGCACTCCCAGAAGATTCGCTAGGCTCTTTACGGATTCGCAGGTCAGGAGCATAAGAAGCGACCCTAGATCCAGTTCGGAGATAGCGCGCCAATATGGGGTTTCCAAGACGGCAATAAGGAACATCAAAAACAGAAAGGTTTACCTAGATGTCGATTAATAAGGTTGTTATATCAGGCTGTCTCACTCGCGATCCGGAGCTTCGGAGCACACAGGGCGGCATGGAGATCCTGGCGCTCGGCGTGGCGGTCAACGATCGCCGCAAGAACCAGCAGACTGGAGAGTGGGAGGACGTGCCCAACTGGATCGACTGCGTCATGTTCGGCAACCGCGCCAAGTCCGTCTCCCGCTTCCTCTCCAAGGGCAGCAAGGTAGCCATTGAGGGGAAGCTCCGCTGGAGCCAGTGGGAGCGCGACGGCCAGAAGCGCAGCAAGATCGAGGTCATCGTGGACGAGATCGAGTTCATGACCAGCCGCGGCGACGGGCAGCATGCCGTTGCGCCCCAGACTGCGCCCGCCCCGCATCCGTATCAGCCTCCTATCGCGGCTCCCGTGGTCGACGCGTCGGTCTACGACGACGACATCCCGTTTTAAGGCGGTGCGGCGATGCACATCAAGGATGACCCGAGGTTCGCTGAGGCCGCCCGCTGCCTTCTCGCCACATGGCTGGCCCAGGACGCAGGGGAGCGTGCCGACGGCGAGGCGGAGCGCTACCGGAGCCTCGCGTTCGAGCTGGTCGACGCCTACGGCAGGGATTTCAAGCAGGTGGCGCACCTTATCAGCGCCAAGGCCCAGGAGAAGTACATGGAGGACGTCTGATGCCGGTGTGCTACGGGCGCGGCGGCATCGAGTGGGACGGCGTTGCGAAGCACGTGCCACAGGACGAGCCCAAGGAGCTGCCGATGGGCGCCAGGCACGGCACCGAGATCGCCTACAGCGTGTACGGGTGCCGCTGCCGCGAGTGCTCGGACTGGAAGGCTCGGGACGCGATGGGGGTGAGGAAGAGTGGAAGAGGATGAGCGGTTCCGCGCAGCGGGAGACACGGAGCCCTCGGGCTTCATATGGCACGAGAGCTACACCAAGGCGCTGCTGAAGCTGCCGACGCGCGAGCTGCAGACCGAGTTCCTGTTCGGCGTGATCGCCTACGGGAGCTACGGCACCGAGCCGTTCTTCGAGTACCCGCTGGACATGGTGTTCGAGGGCATCCGCCCGAACATCGACTGCTCGAAGAAGAGGGTCGCGGCGGGCAAGAAGGGCGGCAGGCCTCGCAAGGACAAGAGCGGATAGGCAGAGCTTAAAACCTACCTTAGCTACCTATAAACCTAGCTTAAAAGGTAGCTAAAAAGATGGCTTAAAAGTGAGCTAAACAACAATTAAAGGAAAGGAAAGGAAAGGAACAGAAAGGAACAGGGGTTTTCGCATTGTGGATAACTCCGTTTCTGGACCCGTCCGGAAGGAACCGAAAAATGGACATCAACACAGGAATCAACCCGCAGAGCTTCGGCTTCGACCGCAGCTTCTTCGAGGCGGGGAGCAAGATGGGCGACGAGGACCGCCTGAGGTTCTACGACTCGCTGTGCGAGGTCGCGTTCAACCGCCGCATGCCCGACGGCGCCGACGGCGGCTCCGCGCTCTCCGTGGCGCTGACGCTCGCTCTCCCCATGGTCGAGCAGAGCTGCTGCAAGGTCGCGGCGGGCATGCGCGGCGGCCGCCCGAGGAAGGCGTAGCCATGGAGCCTCACATCCAGGCCGAGTGCCACTGGAGCGACCTCCGGCGCCTCCGCGTCAAGGTCCTGAAGTCCGTCACGTGCAAGGAGTGCGACCACTGCCGCGCATGGACGGCGAAGGCGAACGGCGGCACCGTGCCGGTCGGCTTCTGCATGAGAAACGAGCTTCCGCTGAGCGCGGAGGAGCTTCGCTCAAGCCAGTGGGACATGTGCGGGGACGAGCTTATCGATGAGTAGAGCGACTGTGAGCCGATCTGAGACGTGCATGTACTCGAATAGTGTACTTGTGCGGAAAGCGCGCTAACGGGCGTTGCATTGGCATCAGAGAGACGGAGAGGGGCATGAATGCACCTGACGGAACGGAAGGAAGGACCGTACAGCCCGAGGGAGAGCCTTTGGGACTGGGGCGCGAGCCGCAACGGCGAGGCGGTATGCCCGGTGTGCGGGCGTAGGTTCGCCAAGCGCAGCAGAAACCACCGCTACTGCTCGAAGGCGTGCAAGCAGAGGGGGATGAATGATTGACAAGGAATGGATGCACAGGGGGCTTGCTTGCTGCGTGCGGCACAATCCCGCGCTTGGCGGCATCCCGCTCGGCTACGTGGCGGTTCCCGACGGTCACCCGTTGCGCAGGGATGGAATCGACCTGGACGCGTACCTCGATTCCCATGGCGGGGTGACTTTCGCGGGGTTCCTATGGGACGACCCGCAGCACCGCTGGTGGGTCGGGTTCGACATGGGGCACCTGTGGCTCGGAGACGTGACGATCTCCCACACCGACAACGGCGTTGAGTACACGAGCCACCGCACCGACGAGGAATGCGTCGAGGAAGTGAACTTCCTTGCCCAGCAGATAGCGGAGATCACCGACGAGATAGAGCCGCTTCAGGAAGGAGAAGCATGAAAGAATACGAAGCATTCGGCGAAATGGAACCTCTGGCCAACGAGCCGTACACGATCAAGGTCAAGTACCACGAGGGCGCAAGCAGGATCGGAAGCGACATCCACGGCGTTATGTGCGACCTAGCCGCCTCGGAAACCGTGGAGTTGAAGCAGGGCGAGGTGAAGGTTGTCCCGCTCGGCGTGTCGATGAAGCTGCCGTACGGCGATTTCGGAATCGTCGTCCCTCGATCCTCAACGTGCCTGAAGCACGGAATCATGATGGCAAACTCCATCGGGATCATCGAGAACGAATACTGCGGTGACGGCGATGTGTGGGGTTTCGTTGCCTACGCGATCAGGGACACCGTGATCGAGCAGGGGACCCGAATCGCGCAGTTCATGCCATCGCCGTTTGTCCCCGACTGGAACGAGATCATATTCGAGGAAGTCGAATCGATGGGATGCACAGACCGTGGCGGCTACGGCAGCACGGGCGAGATGAGCGCAGAAGGGCACACGGCGGAAGGGCGCACGTACCGCGGCGCAAACGGCTTGGAGCTGCATGTCGGGGACTACGTGATCGACGAGCTCGGCGAATGCTACTGCATCATGGGCCTTCACGAGGGAGACGGCGCAACGGCGGCATACGCAGACCTCGGCAACAGCAGAACCTCGCTTGAGTGCGCCCCCTGCCTGAGCCTCAGGCTCGACGAGCGCCCGCACGACTGCGACGGCATGCCCATCGAGGTCGGTGACGTGCTCTATCAGACGACCTTTGAAGGAAAGCCGATCGGCGACCCGATGGAGGTGAAGAGATACACCGGCAATGCGTTATTCGTCAAGGGTCTTGCGCTGCCGATAAACGCATGGTCGTGCACCCACCGCGAGCCTGCCGACAGCTATGAGCGCATCGCCGACGACATTGAGACGCGCTACGAGAACCATGCGTTCATCAGCAAATCGACGCTCTGCGAATGGTCAGACCGCATCCGCAAGCTGTCGAAGAAGGAGGGTGAATGATGATTAGCGAGCGAAATCACGTGAAGACAAGGAAAGTTCATTGGTGCTCCTACTGCGGAGACACAATCCCGGCAGGAGCCGACGGGACGGTATGCGAGAGCGGTTTTGGTCTTTACGGCCCGTCCCGCGCCTACGCGTGTTCGCGCTGTGTTCCATATATCGACGAGTTCTGGGAGTGGTGCGGTGGCGAGTGCGAGAACACGGAGGTCTATTTCGAATGCTTCATGGACGACGAACACCCAGGATGGAGGTCGAAATGATTAGCGATGAAGAACGGCGCGAGGTGGCGCGAAAGCTGCGCAAGGCGATAACCGAAGAGACGGAGGAGAGACGATGATGAAGGCAATGATCAGCCAGCCGATGGCTGGCAAGACTGACGGTGAGATCGCGGAGACCCGCGAGAGGGCGAAGGCCAAGCTGGAGGAGATGGGCTACGAGTTCGTGAACACCCTGTTCACCGACCAATGGTATAGCGACGAAGCCATGAATGAGCGCGGCGTGGTGCAGGTCCCGCTCTGCTATCTCGCGAAATCGCTTGAGAACATGAGCTTATGCCATGCGGCCTACTTCGCGAAAGGTTGGGAGACTGCCCGCGGATGCCGCATCGAGCACGACGTAGCCGTCGCGTACGGGCTGGAGGTGCTGTATGAGGATTAGCGACGAGCAGCGCCGCAAAATCGCGGGAAAGTTGCGCAGCCTTGACGAGCGCATCGAAGGAATGCCGCTCATGCGCACCAAGCAGGAGCACAATGCAATGGCGCTCAGAGCAATCCGCGCGGTTGTCGGCAAGGGAGACATATTTCATCTGCTTGCCGATCTGATCGACCGTCCGACGTGCCGAAACGTCTATGACGAGAACGAGATGGGCAGCTGCACTAACGGCTTCGAGTGCTCAGAATGCGGGAACATGGTCGAGGATTACGAAGGTTACCGCGTGAGAGGCGAATTTAATTACTGCTCCAAATGCGGTGCGGTGGTGGTTAGCGACGATGACTAGAAAAGCTGGATTCTGCCCTACGTGCGGGGCATCGAAATGCTACCAGAGGTGGAACCAGCACGTCATGACCGACTACTCGCACGAGCTCGTGGACGATGCCCGCCTGTCGCACATGAACACAGCCGACGTATTCAAATGCCCATCGTGCGGTTTCGTCGGGTGCGTGGTCGAGTACCACCAGAACGGCGGCGGATTCTGGGATTTGGATATCCCGTGCGATTGCGAACCGCGATTTTGCCCCGAGTGTGGCACGGAGGTGGTCAAATGATGATCTACAAGTGCGACCGACATGGCTGGCAAGGGCTTACACGGCAAGCCGCCGCGAGGCGGCAGGGATAAGGGAGCTTTAGGGATGGACAACGAGACCATAAGCGGGCTTGCAGCCCATGCGTTGAGGGCGATAGCTGCGGTAACCGTCTGCGCATGCGCCGCGATAGCGGGGTGCGCGGTTGCCATGACCGTGCTCGTTTACGCGGTGAAGGCGTTTGCCTGGGCGGTTGGCATAACGCCCGCATAGACAGGCGATTACATTAGGCGGTGGCTACGGCTGCCGCCTTTTTTGCGCGTGACCTTTGCCGCAACATCGGCGGCATGTCTAAGGAGAAATGCACAAAGGAGCTTGTCGCCAAGGCCACGGAGCTGGTCTCCAGCGGGCTGCGCAACAAGGACGTGATCGAGTACCTGGGGATCTCCGACTCGGCTTTCTACGGCTGGCTGAAGAACCCGCGCACCGAGAACCAGGTTGCCCTGGCGGAGAGCCTACAAAAGGCGAGGATCGACAGGAAGCAGCGCTACCTGAACACGATCAGCAACGCGGCGGAGGACGGCGACTGGAAGGCCGCCGCCTGGTACATGGAGCGCAACTTCCCGCTCGACTACAGCCTGAGCAACGCAAGGTTCAGGAAGGTTCTCGAGGAGCACGAGCGGGAGCACCCGCGCCCGACCATCGACACCGCGTCGCTCGTGCCGCCAGCCTACTGGGACGTGTGGCGCGACATCATGGCCGCAGGCCACGGGACCTACGAGGGAACGGGCGGCCGCGGCTCGCTCAAGTCCACGATCCTGGGAGGCATCGCCCCCGTGATGCTCATGCTGCGCGACCCGAAGCTGTGCGGGGTGGCGTTCCGACAGGTGCAGGGAACCATACGCGACTCCATCTTCGCGACGATCATCAGCGCCATCAAGCGCCTGGGCGTCGAGGCGGAGTTCGAGTACACGTACCAGCCGATGGAGATCAGGCGCAGGGAGACGGGGCAGGTGATCCTGTTCCGCGGCCTGGACGACCCCGAGAAGGCGAAGTCGCTGCAGCTCAAGGACCCGGACCAGTACATCGGGTTCGCGATCTGGGAGGAGTTCAACCAGTTCAAGGGCATGAGGCAGGTGCGCAAGGCGGAGCAGTCCGTCAAGCGCGGCGGCGCGCCCCACTTCTGGACGTTCCGAATGTGGAACACGCACCCGGACGAGGAGCACTGGAGCAACGAGCACTGGCGCGAGTCCGTCGAGGATCCCGACACCTACGCGATCCGCGTCAACTACAACGAGGTCCCCGCCGAGTGGCTTGGCGAGGCGTTCATCGCCGACGCCCTTAAGCTCAAGGCGGCGAACGAGGAGGCATACCGCAACGAGTACCTCGGCGAGTGCAGCAAGCTCACGGGCAGGGTGTTCGCGAACGTCGAGGACTTCCAGTGCAACCAGCAGGCGGTCAACGGGTTCAAGTGGATCAAGAACGGCATCGACTGGGGGTACATGCAGGACCCCTTCGTGTTCCTGCGCGTCGCGTACGACAGGAAGATGGGCGACCTGTACATCTTCGACGAGCTGTACAACACCGAGACGCTCGACCAGCCGAACATCGACGAGGTGAAGCGGCGGCTCGCGGAGCGCGACTCGGACGGGAGGCCCAAGCTGACGGCCGAGGGCAGGCTCCAGTTCAAGAAGTCCAAGCCGTGCAACGAAATACGCGCCGATGCTGCAGCGCCGAAGGACATCGCCACTTGGAAAGAGGGCGGCGTCTGGATCATGGGCGCGTCGAAGCGGGTCCCCGTCGAGGACGGGATCAGGTGGCTGCAGAAGCGCGGCCACATCTACATCGACCGCAGGCGCTGCCCTTTGGCGTGGGCGGAGTTCACGCGCTACCGCGCCCTCGAGGACGAGGAAGGGCGCTTCAAGGGCTTCCCCGACCAGGACAACCACACGATCGACGCGGTGAGATACGCCGTGTTCGACCTCATAGCAGACAGAACCATCGTCTAAGGAGAGAGAGAATGGCGAACGACCTCTTCACCGCCAACGCAGTCAAATGGATGGAATCGATAGGCTACCCCGTGGCGAGTCTGGCAACGCCGATGGACGCGCACGTGTCCCGCTGGTGGTCCTACCTCATGGCAGAGGCCGACTTCTACACCCGCGAGGAGGTTGACGAGAACGGGCGCAGGAACAAGGTGAAGGTGCGCAGCTGCACTCCCGCCGACATGGTGTGCGAGGACATGGCGAACCTGCTCTACAACGAGAAGGCGAGCATCAGCCTGACCGACCCAGACTCCGAGGAAGCCGCCACGGCGTGGCTGGAGGGCTGGCTGAACCGTACCGCCTGGAACGACAAGGCCCCGCTCGCCATGAAGCGCATGTGCGCCACCGGCACGGCAGGCTGGGCGCTGCACGTGAGCCGAGCGGCGGAGGTGGGGCAGTCGGATTCCTTGCAGGTCGACCCTATCCGCTACGACGCGCGCAGCATCGTGCCGCTGGAGTGGTGCGAGGGAGGCTGCACGGCGTGCGCCTTCGTGTCGGCGCTGTACATAAAGGGCGAGCGTTGCCGCCAGGTGGAGGTCCACCGACCAGACCCGATGACGGGAAGCTACCAGATCATGTGCGGCTTCTTCGACGAGGAGGGCGAGCAGTTCCAGCCCGAGGGCTACCTGCAGGCCGACAGGGCGCTCGACACAAAGCAGCCGCTCCCGACGTTCCAGCTGATCCGTCTGGCGAGCGACAACCCGTATTGGGACTACTCACCTATGGGCGTGTCTCTCTTCGCAAACGCGATCGACGCGTTGGAGACCGTCGACCTCGCATTCGATGCCATCGGCAACGAGCTGTTCCTGGCGAAGAAGATGTTGCTGCTGCCTGAGTCCATGTTCAGCCGCAACGCGGCAGGCGGGCTACAGATTCCGCACATGAGCGGGCACCAGTTCTTCATCGCCACTGAGAGCAACACTTACGACGGGAAGCCGTCGATCTTCGAGTACAACCCAGAGATCAGGTCCGCCGCCCTGCGCGAGATGCTGTCAACATCGCTGCAGGTCCTCGGCAAGCGCATCGGCTTCGGCACCAAGGCATATGCGCTGGACAAGACTGGCAGCATCACCACCGCAAAGGAGGTGGCCTCCGACAACGCCGAGATCATGCGCACCGTCCGCAAGCACGAGCACGTCATCGCGCCAGCAGTCCGCAAGCTGATCGAGGCGGCCGCCAACGTCTACCGCACGCTCGGCACAGCCGCGCTGCCCGACCTCACGGGCCAGATTCAGGTCGTGATGGGCGACAGCATCATCGAGGATGATGACACCCTGCGCGAGCGCGACCGCGCGGACGTCGCCGCGGGGCTTCTGGAGCCGTGGCGCTACATGGTGCGCTGGCAGGGCTACACCGAGGAGGACGCCAAGGCCGCGTCCCAGGGCGCGCCCAATGACGCGCCGATGGAGCTGTAGCCCATGGCGCTCTCTGAGGCCGACATCGACGAATTGTGCGACCGCGTGCTGCACGGCAGCCAGGAGCGCTACCTCGCCGAGATGGCGGACGCGATCGTGGCACATCTCTCCCAGGGAATGGCGGGGGAGTGGGACAGGGCGGCGCTCGTCCAGCTCGCCAGCGAGTGGCCGTCGAAGGCCAGGCAGATCATGGCGGAGTACGGCCCGCTCGTGGGCAAGGAGGTGGCGGCAGAGGTAGGCGATGCGCTGGCATCTTCCGCCATGGCCGACTTGTTGGCGCTTGGCGCAGCCTACGGCGCTTCTGCCGTTTCCGAACAGCTCAGCTCTCATTTCCGCAGGCTGGCAGACCAGGCGGCGCAGCGCGTGGCGAGCATCGTGCAGCGCAACAACCTGGCGATGGAGGCCAACGCCGAGAGAGCGTGGTATGAGGTGGTCGAGGATGCCGTCAACGCCAAGGTGCTGGGGACCAAGACCCACGACCAGATAGTGGCCGACGCTGTGCAGAGGCTAGGGGACTCGTTCCGCGTAACCTACCAGAGCGGGCGCAAGGTCCCCGTCGACGCGGCGATCCGCACGCACATAGCAACGCAGGCGAGCCAGGCGGGCGGCGAGCTGACCATCGAGGCCATGCGGTCGTTCAACCACCAGCTCGCGGTAACCGACGCGCACTACGGCGCGCGCCCGAGCCACGCGGAGTGGCAGGGGCTTCCGTTCGGCATCGACGGCCCGTGCGAGGTGGACGGCGTGGAGTACCCGGGCATGAAGGAGCTTACCGGCTACGGATCGCCAGGCGGGCTGAAGGGCGTGAACTGCCGTCACATCATCAGCCCGTACTTCCCAGGCATCACCGAGCTTCCCGACCGCGAGTTCAAGGCTGAGCGCGAGAAGTGGGGCATGGATTCCGACGAGTACTACAAGCTGCGGCAGAGGCAGAGGGCTTGGGAGCGGCGTATCCGCTCGACAAAGCGCCAGATCGCCGACATGGAGCGCGCTGGGCTCGGGCTTGAGTCGCCCAGCTACGTGCAGAAGCGCCTGCTCCTTGGGCAGCAGCAGAAGGCGCTGCGCGAGCTGTGCAAGCGGCACAAGCTGACGCGCAGGCTGGAGCGCGAGAAGGCGTACGGCGTGAAGACTCAGCCGAGGGCGCTTTCAGGTGCGGGGTGGAAGGCAAACTACGGCGTTCGTGAGTCTCTTGTTCCGAAGTCCACGGAGAAAGGTAATTTCTACGACGTGAACCGAAAGGTCGTTAACTCGAAGAGGTACCACGACAAGTACGAGTCGATGAAGTTCCCGAAGGCTGTGCGCGAGTCGCTGTACCGCAACGCGGGCAGGATGCTAGCCGAGAGGAACGGCACGGACTGCGAGCGATTCGCCGTCGTCAACGCGAGGAGCGGCGACATCGTTGCCGATACCTTCGGACACGAGCCGACGCCGCACGGCGCAAGGCTGAAGCCGACGGAATCTAAGAGGGCATCAGAATGCGCCGACGGCGTGGTGACGGTGCACAACCACCCGGCCAGCGTGTACCCCTCATATGCGGACATCAAGATGACGGTTGCGAACCGCAACGTGCGAGGCTCCATCGTTGCGTGCCACGACGGCGACGTTTACCTGATCGAGGCAGATAAGAACTGGGCTGGTATGGAGAAGCGGTATTGGGAGATATATACTGAGGCAAGGAGAATGCTGATCAGCAGGGAAGAGACCGCCAAGGTGGCGCTTTCCAAGCTGGAGAAGGAGAACGAGGTGATGAGATGGTTCAAGATAACGAGGCTTTAGGGCTCGACGCAGAGAATACCTGGGTTGTCGATGATACCGGATCCGCTTTCCTTTTCGAAAAATACGGGTATAAGTACCAGCCTGGCAATATCGACGAATTGCTCAAGGCAATCGCAGAAGAAAAGGGCATCACCCTTGAAGAGCTGAAGGAGTTGCTGGGCGAGTGACCAAGCTCATATTCTAAGCGCATCGAAAGTTGATGAAAGGAACCGGAAATGACGCAAGAGCTCGATACCCTGATGTACAAGATGCTGTCCTACGCGAAGCGCTGCATGGAAGACGGCGCATACGCCTCGATAGGCGAGATGGAGGCATTCGCAAAAGGCAACAGGGTGATGTTCGCGGAGGCTGTGCGCGAGTGCCAGGAGAAGAAGCTGCTCCGCGGCGTCGTTGTTCGCTGCTACCACGACAAGCCGGTACCCGTCGTGATGGGCCAGAACGTTGCAATCACGCTGGACGGCGTCAACTTCCTGGCCGAGAACAGCGCAATGAGGTCCGTTGCCCAAATCATAGGAGACACGGCAAGAGCGGCAATCTCCCAGGCTGTCTCGCGAACCGTTCTCGCGTCCATGGGATTGTAGCCGCCTAAGTCCTTGCATTATCGACCAACCCACTGCCCCGCTTCGGCGGGGCTTTTCTTTTGCCCTGGAACCCTCCAGGTGACCTTCCCTATACCTTCCAACCATCGCAGGCCCCGAGCGCAGAGGGGCGCACGCACGCCGCGAGCGGAGAGCGGCACCGTCAAGCGCGCAGTGAAGCGCGGAAAAAACGCCGATAGAGAGGAACTTACGGCATGGCAAACGGCAACGACCCAGAATCCAAGCAAGGCAACGGCAACGACCCAGAACCCAAGGACGGCGAACCCAAGGGCCAGCCAAGCGACGAGCAGAAGATGAAGCGCCTTGAACAGCAGGTTGAAGCGCTCAAAACCCAGCTCTCAGAAGCCCAGCAGCAGGTTACCGACCTCACCGCCAACCTCGACAAAGCGCTTACCGAGGATGACGTTAAGGCCGCCGTGGAAGCTGCGAAGGCCGAGGCGGAGAAGGCGCAGCAGGAGCTTGCGGCAAGCGCAAGCGACCGAGAGAAGCGCCTAACGGTCGAGAACGAGCTGATCAAGGCGAACTGCATCGACACCGCGGGGGCCATGGCCCACATCGACATGGGCGGCGTCGAGATCGCCAAGGACGGCCACGTGAGCGGCTTGGACGTCTCCAAGCTCGCGGAGGACTACGCCCACCTGTTCCAGCAGCCCAACACCTCCAGCGTTTCCAGCGCAGGCACGCCCGGCGGCAACGGCAAGAAGATGACGCGCGACGAGATCATGTCCATCAAGGACTCCAAGGAGCGCCGCGCGGCGATTCTGGCGAACCAAGACCAATTCGAATAGGAGATTGAAATGGCAGTTGATGAAAAGATGATGAAGGCGGCGGACTTCGCGAAGGTGTCCTCCATCGACTTCGTCTACACGTTCAACAAGAACATGAAACAGCTCACCGAGCTCCTGGGCATCACTCGAAAGATCGAGAAGGTGCCAGGCCAGACGGTGAAGACCTACAAGGTGACGGGTACCCTCGAGGACGGCACCGTGGCAGAGGGCGAGGAGATCCCTCTGTCGAAGTACAAGACCGAGGTGGCTGACATCTTCGAGCTTGCGTTGAAGAAGTACCGCAAGCAGACCACCTACGAGGCCATCAACGACAAGGGCTACGAGCAGGCGGTCGAGGACACGGACAGCAAGATGATGTTCGACATCCAGGCGATCATCCGAAACGAGTTCTTCACGTTCCTGAAGACCGGCACGGGAGCCGCTTCGCCTACCGGCACCGGCATCCAGGGCGCGCTCGCAGCCGCATGGGGCAAGAACCAGGTGTACTGGGAAGATTACGACACAGACGGCTTCCTGTACTTCGTCAACCCGCTCGACATCGCCGACTACCTCGGCACCAAGGACATCACCGTCCAGACCGCGTTCGGCATGAACTACATCGAGGACTTCCTCGGCCTGTACGACGTCGTGGCGTACAGCGGCATCGAGCAGGGCAAGGTGATCACAACCGCCAAGCAGAACCTGATCCTCTACTACACCAACCCCACCAACTCCGAGGTGGCGAAGGCGTTCGAGTTCATCACCGACAGCACGGGCCTTATCGGCGTTCACCGCAACGTCGACTACAAGACCTTGACCACCGACACCACGGCGGTCACCGGCTCCAAGCTCTTCGCCGAGCTCCTTGACGGCATTGTGAAGGTTGACATCAAGGCAACCGCAGCGCAGGCGCTCGAGGGCACCGAGCAGGTGGAGACCATCTAATGGGCGCCACCTTCGAGGGGTACGCATCCTGGGGCGGGCAGCTGGAGAGCAAGGCGTTCTCCGCGCTCCTGCCCAGGGCCGAGTCCCTGGTGCGGCAGCGGCTTGCCACAATCGACCCAGCGAGCGTCACGCAGGAAGAGGGGGAGGCGCGGGACCGCGCCGTGTACGCGGCGGTCGAGGCGCTCGGCGACGACCAGTCGGGCCTTGCGAGCTACAGCGCCGGCAAGGTGTCGGTGAAGTTCGCCGACTCCGCCTACCGCTCCAACACGGTGGAGGCCGCCATCGAGCGCGAGCTTTCGGGCACGCGCCTTATAGGAACGGCGGTGTAGCCATGATGTACCCGCACATCGTCACCGTGTGGCGAAGGGTTGAGGAGGGGCGCAGCGTCA